TCAGCCTTTACCTTCGGAAGATTACCAACGTCAATATAGAAAATACGACGTTCTGGAGCCCTAGACAAACGATAGATGACCAAAGCATCTTCGATCATTCTCAATTGATTAAGGGCTTTGATGCCTTTGTGCAACCAAGAAAGAGTTGTATGTTTATTTCTGTCTACCAGACCAGAGGTACAATAGGTAATTGCATCTTTTGCAATTCTAACTGCGCCTTGTTTTGTACCCGCTGGGGTTGGGAGATAACCTTGACCCGATTTACCAGAATTTGGATTGTACTCAAAATACTCCTCAATGATAGGAGTTGCTGTAAGAGCATCTTTAGGGTCTCTTAAAACTGGACCACTAATATTGTTATCTTCTTTCTTCTGTTTACGAACGTACTTGATCTTAAGTGCGTCAATAAAACGAAGTTCTTGAATACCAGCCTGAGGATTCTTCAGGTCAATAACTTTATGATAGTACAAACGCCCATCAACGTACCAGTTACGGAACAGTTCATGGGCTTTACTATCAAAGTCTAAAAGATCTTTGATATATTTAAATTCTTGGCGAATGACTTTTTTAATGTTGTCACTCACATTTAAATTTTGAAGATCGATCTCAACTGGACTATCATTGAGATCTGCGACAATCGCTTCATTTACGATATCTTCGATAGCTTCATCACATTCTGGATGCAGAGACATTTCTCTGTATCTCTTGATGAGATCATACTCGTTACGGAAGACACCTTCAATGTCAACATATTGGCCATAAAAACCACTACTCACATAGTAGTCGGACGAATCCGCCTCATTCTGCGGAACAGGAGTTACCGCTGAAGGAGGCAGATTATCGCCGTCGGCCCCTTGGATAGAAAATCCAAATAATCTACCAGCCATTTTATAAGTACGTTGTCTATAGGTTTATTTATCAGCCTACAACAACGTTGCCACCTGCATCCAGAGCTTCCCACCACTGAACTTGAAGTTCAACAGCGAATTCTTCGATCACATTGTTCTGATCGTAAGACAATTCGATAGGTGCAACCTGAGTTGGGAATACACCATGGAAGTGATAAGAACGCAGAATGGGAATAGTATCTCCCGTTGTCACTGGAGCAGTGGTAGAACTAGCAATTGGAGCACGTCCAAGTTGATGAACGTATGCTTCCTGTTGATAGATTGTAGGATCTACTTCACCACCATTGTCAGAAACACGGTTGATCATGTTCATCCACTTCTCGAAAGCATCGCGAAGGGTGAAGTTACTATCGTTGATGACAGTAACTGTCCAGGTGTCGAAAGTTCTCTCACCTGCAATTTTCAGTTCACGACCTCTAAAAGGAACTGAAATAGGGGCAATATTAGATGCGGGAAGGTTTGCACCCTTTACCAAAAATCTACTCTTGTCACTGACATCGTTGTCGTCGATGGCCAGGGCAGGGAATTTTAGTTCGCATTCAAAGAAGTTGGGGCGAACACCGCCGCCCAACATCTTCGACTTAAAGGTGTCCAGGGTTCTCGCATTAGCCCCTGTGTTAGGGATTTGCTGAGGCATTTTCTTTTAATCTCCTGTTAGGTTAATCGAAGGACAACGTTATCAGACAGTTCCGACAACTTCTTCAAAACTGATACCCGTGCGTGTTGCAACGAATGTCAGACCGATGAAGTTGATCGAGCGAGCAGGCTTCACGAAGATGTCTGCACGGAACTCATTAGCGTCAACAACATCTGGTGTGTTATTTGTTTCGTCGCAAATAACCAGGAAGTCGCTAACACCTCTCTTAGCCTGAACATCGCGGAGGAATGGTTCTACGATGTTAACAAAGTTTGCTCTAGTGATTGCATCGTTGAACTCAAAGAGTTGTGCTCTTGCAGCTCTTTCGATTGCAGTCTCAATGGTGAGGAACAGACGACGAACGTTGATACGATCGAATGCAGATGTGAAGGACAGTGCGGTCTTATCTCCGAAGAGGACGATACCCTGGCCAGGCGCTGCAACAACTGGGTTGATTCTTCTGGAGTACAGAAGATCTCTCTGTGACTGTGATGGGTTATATGCAAGTTTAACTGCATTGTTAACAACACCACGAGTCGTTCCTGCGGGCGAGAACCATGGGAATGAATTCTGCGAGGTTCTTGCCATCATTCCAGCAACGTCAGCGTTGGTTGGGATGTAACGGAACTTGTTATTGAAACGATCGAAGGTGTACTTGTAACCACTATCCAAGACAGCATATGAGGAGGAATTAACTCCATCAAATGTCTTGATAATGTTATCGGTCTGTGTATCAGTGTTCGTGAGAGGAATATCACCACTCAGAACATCACTCTTAGCAGGAGAAATAACTGCAATACAGTCTTTTCTATTTCCAGCAATAGAGACCAGTTTGTTAGCCTTTGCAACCGTTGCGTCTCTGGTAGGCATTCCAGGACCTTGAAGCAGATAATTTACTGGATATTCTCTCTGATTTGCAAACTGTTCATAACTCTCCATGAGATCACCGAGAGTTGTGGTGTAGTTTGAAGCAGTGTAGGTTCCAGAATAATCAAAACCACCTTGAAGAGAATATGTAGATCTACCGATACCCGAGAATACAATTCCCTGAGCATTTTGGCCCCATGCAGAACCAGCGACCGTAAATGCAGTGTTGCCAGTAGAAAATCCAGTTGGACTACCCAATGGCGCATATCCAGCAAAGAGATATTGCGAGTTGTTTGCAATGAAATCTTTGTAGAAAACAGGTGAGTTAAACTGAGTTGCATCCTTGGCCTTGGAAAGACCAATCCACTTCTCTAGAATTTGACCCGAAGTACCCGTAAGAGATCCTTTGTCATCAACAACCAAGACGTGAATTTCATCAAATCTTGAATTTCTTCCGTTGGCGTAAGAAGTTGTTTGTGGTTTTGGTGCGACGTTCTTCCAATATACAGTGGAGTTTTCCAGACCCAATGTCTGAGACTCATACCAGTCAGTAGCAGTACTTGGGGTCAGTGCCGAGTTGGTAGTAATGCCAGTAACTTTGACAATCTCGGATGTGGTTCCAACACCAGCGACACTTCTGATTCTAAGATAATCATTGACATCAATACCACCAAGAGCATTGACATCAAGACTTGACGCATTAGCAGCTGCGCCAGTTTTTACTGTGGTCGCTGCACCAGCGTTAATCAGAAGTTCAATGGTAGATCCATCATTGTGAGCGGCCGCTGTTGTTCCATCAATACCTCTGGTAGAGAATCCAACAAAACCAGTTCCACTAATAATAGTTTCACCAATACCGATTAATTCACTATTAATCAGGAAAATGTTTGCGTTGACACCACCGATAGTTCCGATACCAGATGTATCTGAGACGAATACGCCAGTTGCACCAATTGCAAGAGCTTGACCACCAGCTTGGTCAACTGTAATAGATCCTGTTCTGTTATACAGGAACAACGTTGTTCCAACACCAACAGCGGTATTGTCACCAGCAACCTGTCTTTCTATCGTGATAGAAGTTGAAGCAGAACCAGTTGCACCAGCAATGGTCAGAATACTAGTTGTTTTAAACTCATATGTACCAGTTTTGGTGTAATCAATGTTGGTTTCCGTACCTGCAGTAGATACTTGACTTACAACTTTAACATCAATAGAAGAATTACCAACACCAGTAACGATACCCTTCAGGTGGCCGTAGAGTGTCAGTGAAGTACCAATACCACCAACCTGAGTTCCTCCGAAGGCCTGGGTAACTGCAGCACCAACTACAATACCAGAAGTTGTAATACCAGTAAGAACTTGGTCAGCTCTTGCATCAACCACACAAACTTTTAAATCGTTTGCCCAGGTTCCAGGGTTTTTGGAAGCCCAATACCAAGTTGTGGCAGTATCGTGTGCATTGAAGTAATCTTCAATGTTTTTAATTTTTAGATCAGTGAGAGAAGAACCAGCACCAGATGCTACAGCAGCATTAGCATTTTTTAACTGAGAACCATCGGTTCTTACAACTCTTAAAACTCCACCGTATGAAAGATAGGATGAAGCACTCATCCAGTATTCATATTGATCGTCTGTTTCTTGTGGCTCTCCAAAGGTATCTACCAGATCCTTTTCGTTTTCAATAAGGATTGGTTCATTAACAGGACCTTTGACAAAGGGGCCGGCAATGGCACCAGTTTGATCGCTAACGCCTGTAATGCCACCTCTAGTAAGGTCTACTTCCCTTACCTTAATCCCAGGAGAGACTAAGCCTAAACCAGCCATCTGTTTTCCTCTAGAAATTTCAGTGTTATCTGATTTTATTTATTGTTTAGCACCTTTTCAAATGGGGAAACTGGACGTGAACTCCCTACCAATCAGGATATTCCCAATTACTTTTGGGAAGTTTTCCTTTCCTAACTCTTTTGATTGTACATTGTTTACACTCGTAGGAATATGCAGATGGATATGCACCACGGTCTTTCCGAGTCATATAAAAATCTTCAATAAGACTTTTACGTTCTCCACAGACTCTACAAGTTCTTTCTTTGAATAATAGATGTTCTAGATCAAACTCATCTCCAAGATCCATCAATAATACTCCCACATAAAACTCATATCTCCATAAGTTGAATTGACATCATCTAGGTCTGTCTTTCTCCAAACAGTGCCGTCTTGATCCGTCACAGAATCATCATCTAGGCCATCACTGATAAAACCAAATGGAGCCATGTCTTGTTCGATCTGATCACGTTGATCTTCGTACAGTCTTTTACGAACATCTTGATCCGTAAGTTCTTTAAAGTAATCTTGTGCAACTAACCATGCATAGATGACCAGACACATTGC